CCTTGCAGATTTTTCTGGGTATAATATGACATTTACTGCTCAAGAGGTGCTACCTGCATTCTTTTGTGCTAACGCTGTTATTAGTGCCCTACAAATTGGAGCTGCGATAAGCCCATCATAAGAATTTTTCTGTGTTTAGTTTAGATTAAGGGCTTTATAGCCCTTTTTCTTTATACTAATATTTTTTATGCAAAATGTGAAAATATTACGTTATACTATTAAACAAGTAAATGATAGTTTTAAAGACTACGACTGCTAGTCAAACATTTAGCGTAATACCTAGAGAGTTTACAACAGATGCTGAAATATGTATAAGAGACGAAAGTACTAATGAAACTATTTGTGTTTTAACGACAGGTCAGTTATGGAATACAAATACTTTTCAATGGCAGTTAGCCAATTATGACTGGGAAGACGAAGCAGGTATAGTAGTAACAAACGATACTATGCATATTACAATGAATTTGAATTTAATTGAAGGAAGATTTTATGATATAAAAATTTCAAATACTAGCGGAATTGTTATATTTAGAGATAAAATATTTTGTACAGATCAAACTATAGATCAAGAAACTAATAATTATTACGATATGAATGCAGGACAATACATAGAAAACACTTCAGGAAATAATGATTATATAATATATTAATATGAAAGTAAATTTTTTACAATTAAGTACCTATACAACTCCTGAAGTACAAGAAGTATCTAATCAAGACTGGGTAGCCTATGGAGCTGACAATAATTATTTTCAATTTCTTATAGATCGTTATAATGGCTCTGCAACTAACAACGCTTTAATAAACGGAATTTCACAAATGATAGTAGGGCGTTATTTAGACGCTACAGACTCTAATAGAAAGCCAGAAGAATATGCTAATATGAAATCTTTGTTTTCTGAAGATATGCAAATGAAACTAGCGAGTGATTTAAAACTTATGGGTCAATGTGCTATGCAAGTTATATATAGTGAAGACAGAAGTAGAATTGCTCAAGTTGAACACGTACCTATAGAAACTTTAAGAGCTGAAAAATGTAATGAAGAAGGAGAAATTCCTGCTTATTATTATTTTTATGACTGGGAAGAATATCAAAAAGGAGACGAACTAGAAAGACTACCAGTATTTGGAACGTCTAGAAACGAAATAGAAATATTATATATAAAGCCTTATAGAGCAGGGTTTAAATATTATAGTCCTGTAGACTATCAAGGAGGAATACAATATGCAGAGCTAGAAGAAGAAATAGCTAACTATCATTTAAACAACATTATGAACGGTTTAGCACCGTCAATGCTCCTGAATTTTAATAACGGAACTCCAACAGAAGAAGAAAGAAATATTATAGAACAAAAGATAGCTGCAAAATATCAAGGTACAAGTAATGCAGGAAGATTTATATTAGCTTTTAATGACTCTGCAGATTCTGCAGCAACTATGGAGGCAGTACAATTAAGCGATGCTCCTCAGCAGTATGAGTTTTTATCTACTGAGTCTATGAAAAAAATAATGGTAGCTCACAGAGTTACTAGTCCTATTTTATTTGGTATTAAAGATATGACAGGTTTTGGAAATAATGCTGAAGAAATTGTTACTGCTAGTACTTTAATGGATAATACGGTTATAAGACCATTTCAGCAACTATTACTAAACGCTTTTGATGAGATACTAGCTTATAACAAGATAGTGCTTAATTTATACTTTAAAACGCTTCAGCCGTTAGAGTTTAACGACTTAACTAATGCTACTAATAAAGAACAAATTGAAGAAGAAACTGGTCAAAAGTTTTCTTTCTCTAAAGTTATAGACGGAAAAATAGCATACGAGACTATAAAAGAAGCTGAAGACAAAGCTAATGAGATAGGTTGTATGGGTTATCACGAACACGAGCTAGACGGTAAAGTTTATTATATGCCTTGTCAAACTCACGAAGAGTTAAAAGCTCCTTGTTGGGACGGTTACGAACAAATAGGAACTAAAATAAAAGACGGAAAAGAAGTTCCAAACTGTGTTCCTTTAAATGTAAATAAAGAATTAACTAAAGCTATATTAGACGAGCTAAAAGATAAAGGAGAAGACGAAGAAATGAAGGGCTACGACCTTATAGATAGTAGACCTGCTAATGAGTTTGACGAACTATTAAATCATTCTTTAAAATTTGCTACTGATCTAGCTTCTGTCCCTACTAGTACACCAAATAAGAAAAGTTCTCAAGATACTAGTATAATAAAAGTGCGTTATAGGTATTATGGCAGTAATAATCCAGAAAGAGAATTTTGCCGTAAAATGTGGGCTGCTAAAAAAGTCTATAGAATGGAAGACTTAAATAAAGAAAGTTCTGATAATTCAGAGTTAGCTCCTAAAGGTCAAAGTACTTATAATTTATGGCTTTACAAAGGTGGAGTTAATTGTCAGCATTACTGGGAACGTAGAACGTATTTAAGAAAAAACAATGAAAGAATAACAGTAGCGGAAGCGAGACGTAAAATTGCAGCTCTAGACCCAAGTCTAAAAAAAGAAGCTAAAATCGTTACTAACGTACCTGAAGTTGCTCAAGTAGCTCAACCAAAAAATGACTGGTGGAGTTTAGACCCTAATTATAGAAAATAAGAAAATGGCTACAGCATTATTTATATCAAGAACAGACTTAGTAAGAAATACTATTATAGATGGGTCAGTAGACACGGACAAGCTATTGCCCTTTATAAAAATAGCTCAACAAATGCATATCCAAAATTATCTTGGGACTGAGCTTTACAATAAAATTTCTGCTTTAATTACTGCAGGAACTTTAACTCAACAAGCAAATCCTAATTATTATACTTTGGTTAACGACTATGTACAACCTATGTTAATAATGTTTGCTATGGTCGATTATTTACCCTTTAGTAATTTTGCAGTAAAACAAGGAGGTACTTATAGACATAGATCAGAAAATGCAGAGCTACCTTCTAAAGAAGAAATAGATTTTTTAGTACAAAAATATAGAGATTATGCAGATTTTTATACTAGAAGATTTATAGACTATATGAATTATAACGCTTCAACTAAGTTTCCTGAGTACTATTCAAACAGTAATGACGATATGTACCCGGATAAAGAGGCTAATTGGGTTGGTTGGGTATTATGAAAAAACAATATAAAATTAAAAAGGTCAATTTAAAGAAATTGATAATTTATCTAAAAAAGAAAACAAATGGCGACATTAACAGGAAATAAAATAAAAGATACTTACGATTCGCTGATTAAATTGTCAGATAATGGTAATTTAACTGCAACTTTAAAATTGTTGTCGGACGGGTTGGGCAATAGTTCTGGTGTATATTTAAACACGGCCGGAGACTTTAAATCAACAGGAACAATCGAGTTTGCTAATTTTAAAGCAACTGCACACGCGGTTACTATTAATAAGTTGGTTAATCAAGCAGGCGGTATATCTAACAATGATAATGATACGTCCCTACCCACTTCGGCAGCGGTTAAAGATTATGTAGATACTCACGTTACAAGTCAAGATTTAGATTTCAGCGACGGTTCTACTCAAAGTGCTATTGATTTAGATTCACAAGTTTTTTCTATTATTGGAACAACTAACGAAATTGAAACGTCAGC